GATTTACTCGAAAATCTGTAAGAAGTTCCTTTGCCTTTTCATGAAGTGATCCGTCATTGGTAAGATTTGCATTACCATAAGGATCATAAATTACAATTGTTGTATTTTCACACATTAGATTTTCTCCGTTGTTATATTGTCTATCACTTCCAACAATTGAAACACTATTTAGCCCATTATCTACACATGTAGAATCTAGTGGTCCTTCAGATTCAATATAAATTTCTTTTGATTTGTCTTCAACATTGTTGAGTATTTCGATAAGTTCTTGAACAGTCATGTGATTGCTTCCTTAGTTAGATTGTTACTCTTCTTCATCAATGAAGTCAATGATTTGTTGCTGAACTTCTAAAGGTTGTATAACAATGATCTTATTAATAATTCTTACTAACTTGTTATGCTCTTCAGCAAGAAATTCAAGATTTTCATATGTTGGTTGTGGAATTTGTCTTTCATGGTATCCATCTGGAATGGTTGCTTTACTTGGAAAGCTCCAAGGGTGAATTTGACTAATCATTTTGTTATTCCTCTTCCATATCCAAGAGATTGAACTTTGCAAAGTTATTAGGGTCATTCATGAGCATGTTATAATCAATCTTATCTTCAAAGGAATTTACTTCTTCACCATCATTATAAGTAACCTTTGCATTAACATTCTTACCATCAAGAGTGCTCATCTGAATTTCAAGAACAATGGAGTAAGCAAATGTATTGTTATCAAGGATTGTTCCAACATAAGTAAGAATTCCATTTTCATCGATGTTTTCGTAGTTCTTGAAGAAAGTAATCATTTTTATTTTCCTTGGTTGATGTTGTTCCGTTAAGATTAGAATAACAAAACCGTGTAAGCACGTAAACAACTATTTTAAGATTTTTGAAAGTTTTTTAGTGTGTTTTCTACACTGTAAAAATCACCATCATAGTAAATGGATTCAATCTTATCTTGGTGGTTAGAAATAAAATCAAGAAACTGATTTCCAGAGACATCTTCCCTTCCCATGAAAAAATCTGCAACCACGATTACGTTTTTCATCTATCGCTCCAAGATTACAAGTTCACCAAAATGGGAGTCAAAAACTTCAAGAAGATGTTCATAGTCTGAACTCATCATATCTGATATCATAAGTTCAATATCAGAAGGAGAATAGCCTAGTTGAGTGCCCCATGATCTTGCATATCCCATAAGGACAAAAGTGTTTCCTTCTGGGCCGGTAAGATCAATGACAATTTCTTGTCTATTTGCTTCTGATTTTTCTCTAATCATATTGTTCTCCATTTTATGTTTGTGCTCCCTGTGTGATTTGAACACAACTATCTCACCGTTATAAGCGATGTGCTTGTACCAGACTTAAGCTTAGGGAGCAAGTTTAATTTATCAACAATATTTTTCGTAAAGATGATCAATAATGGTTTCGAACTTTACTTCTCCAAATTCTTTATTGGAATCCTTCATAGATTCAAATTCAATAAAAAGTTTTTGAAGTTTTTCTTTTTCTATTTTATTATTTGATAAGGTTCCACTCATTGTCATATGGGATATGAAAGTGAAAGCCAAAGCATCAACTGAAAATTCCATCTTATCCATAATTTAGTTCCTTTTGGTTTGAGGCCCTGACATGGATCGAACATGCAACTTGGTGGGTAGAAACCACCTACTCTAAATTCCAGTTGAGTTACAGGGCCAATTTTATTGTTTTCTTAGTTCTTGTTCTATATTAGGCTTAATCCTTTGTAAACAAAAATCTTTCACATTTTCAAAGTTTTTTTCTTTCTTCATTGTCTCGTGCCAAAAGAAAAAATCAAATCCTAATTCTTCAAAGAACACTCTTACCTTATAGACATCTTTTGCTCTAATTGCATCATTACCTTTCTTCCAAGAAATATTTGGTAATGATGCAAATTCTATAGGCATAGTTTTGTTAAATTCAATGTTTCATACTCTAAGTCCCTTTGTTGTATCAGATTGATCTTCAAATGTCAACAAAAACACAACATTATTCTTAATAAGAAGGAAGACAGAATCTAAAGTAAATAATCCGTCTTCCTTATCTGGACTAAACATTCAACTTTTCTACCTTTGTAATTACTTCAGTCGTTGTGAAGGCATATTCATTCTGGAACTTCTTAGTCTGAAAATATGCCGAAGCCCTTTGAGCAAATCGTTCAAACTTCTTTGCAAAGGATGGTGGAATTTCCATTGTAACCAAACCGCCATCACAATCAAAAAGATGATGCCCTCTGGCTCTACTCAGCGCCTTTTCCTTCCCAACACTTTTAAAGAATGTGTCTGCCTTATTACAAATAGACCATCCCAAAGAAATGTAATCAACTCCATCCACACTTGTGAGCTTTTCAGCTGTCATTGTGCCAAATGGAATCCTACTCTTACCCTTGCGCACATACTGAATCATCATTTTCTGTTCCTCCTGATTTTTACTGATTATATTGGTTATTCTTCAACTTGTAAACAAAATTCTTGAAAAAGTTTTTCTTCATAGATTTGAACATCGATTATCACTTGTCTATCAAGTTCAATCGTTTCCTCAACTGTAAGATTCTCTTTTGAGCAAAGTTCATCTAGTCGTTTAAGAGCTTTGTGATATTGTTCTTTAGTTTTAATCATGGTTAATCCTTATAAGTGGGAGAGTCAATCTAGTTGAGGCAAGTTAAAAGCTTGCTATGACTTCATTGAAGTTCATCTCTCCCAAAATTTTAGCTACATGGGAAGTTCATAGAAATCCATAGCAAGACGCTCATATTTTCTATAAGAGTTACTAAAAATGTGTGAGGTGTCTCCACGAAGAGATTTTGTCTCATGTGTAAGAATTTCTGTTACTGCGTTAAATGCACCAAACCGAGTTTCATCATGCTTTTCGCGATTCATAACTTCTTCATACTTAACAAGAATTCGTTCTTTCATCTTGTCGTTATTAACATAATCACGAGAATCTACAAAAGTTTCCATATCTTTCATTGTGTGGGGAATCTTTGTCCACTTCTGCCAAACAGGAATGATTGTTTCACCAATAGACTTTGATCCAATTTCAAAAGTAGATCGAATCGTATCAAGATTGTCTCGAACATGAGTAAAACCAAGTCCAAACAAGTTCTTTCTTCCAAATACCATACCGTTAGCGCATATAGATCGAAAAAGCGAAAGTGAGTAACCCACTCGAGTAGTTCCATTAAAACTGTTGAAGATTTCCAACATGATGTGAGAAACATCTCCCTTAGTTACTTCAAAGGAAAGTTCATCATCTTCAAAAACAATTCGACGAACCCAAGTTTCTCCACCCTTCTTCATGAAATCCATTGTTTCCTTTACCTTATACTGAGAAAAGGCTTCTCCAAAAAGAGAATTAACTTCATCATTGGTAATGATCTTGTAATCTTTACCAACAATACCAACTGGTTGAGAAGTTTCAACATTTACAAGAACATCCTTAGGAAGTTTGATTGTGTTATCTCCATATTGAGCAAAAACAGGAACTCTTTCGACATTGAAAAAAGGATTCATAGAAGTTGCTGGGGTAGCCATGGGGTAATCTCCAATTGGGTTAATGGGTTTGTGTTAAGATCAGTTTATTAAACATTTCTAACTTTGTAAACAAAAATCTAAGCTAAAATTGAAATTCTTTCAAATTCTTCATCGAGCATCATGGAACCAATAGGAGCAGTTCTCATATGAGAATCAAAATCTTCAACTTCTTCTCCCATCCAAACCTTCTTATGGGAGGTGAAGTAAATCCAATCTTCATCAACATTAGTAACAATACCCACATTATAACATTCAGTGTTGAAGTGAAAGTCGTAACTTCTGATGATATCGTTAATCTTGATTTCCATGATCTCTTCCTTGGTTAATGTTGCTTTGTTGATCTTAGAATATAAAGTTTTTTAAAATGTGTAAACAAAAATCTTTACATCATCGAAAGTTCAATTTCCTTTCTAATATCAGAAGGGAAGCAACTAAAGAACATCTGGATGTCATCGGCATCTTCGAGTCCGAAAAACTCTCTAACACCATTAACAATTTCAAAGGGTGTCATATCAGGGTTTTGATCTTTAAGGGAATAGTAGATTTTGCGAAGGGCAGATTTGAGGGTGTTACAAACATACTGGCGTGTAAATCCAAGTTCTTGAGCTATTTCTTCTCCATCCATTGGCATCATTCTGGTATAAAATCTGTTATTTTCGACATTAACTTCATCTTTGAATTCTTCTGCTTTGATTTTCTTTTTTGGTGATGAAGTGATTTCAACATCTTCAGCAGTTACTTTTTCAACTCGAATTCCTGATCTTCCTTCATCATGAAGTCTTTTAAGGAAATTGTTTGCTGTTTCTTCTTTCTTCCAAATACAACATCTAAGGCCCTTATCAGCGAACTTGAAAGAGTAAGCATTGGAAAGTCTCTGATTGTTTTCATTAACAATAACGTACATTTGATTATCTCCATTTTGTGTTTGCGTTAAAAGTAGAATACAAAGTTTTTTGAATCGTGTAAACCTTTATTTTATCTTTTTGAAACTTGGGCAACGGATAATTTTTGCCAAAGCTGATTGCTTACAATGAAGTTCACATCTCAAACACTTTTCATTAAATCCAGATTCAAAGAAAGAAGTTTCATCGGGTTCAACATCTTCATTGGTTGAAGTTTCTTCCTTAGATTCCTTAGGCTTTCTTTCCTTCTTATTTGGCTTCGGATCTTCATCATCTACTTCAACTACTCGAATTCCAGATCGACCTTCATCTTCAAGTCTTTTAAGGAAATTATCAGCGGTTTCCTTTTTCTTCCAAGTACAGCATCTAAACCCAGCTTCGACAAACTTAAAACTGTAGGCATTGGAAAGTCTCTGGTCCATTTCATTAAGAATAACAAACATCTTAATCTCCATTTGGTTTTTGTTGTTAAGATGGATTTAGAATACCAAGAACTTTGTAAAACGTATACAAAAATCTTGACTTCTAAGTTATTAAATTTATTATCTTTTTAAAAATACTTTGAAAATCCCAAAAATGGTGTGTAAATATACACGATTTTTGATGAGGTTTTTGAGAAATCTTCTAAGTAGCTAATATAATTGAATAAAATGAGAAATGGTGATGATTCTAAGTTATTGATATTATTAGCAGTTTTATTTTGAGCTCTGGAAATGAATTTTTTAGACATGAGTATTGGAATTAGTCATTTTTAGACTATTTTTACAACGAGCGTTTACATCAAAATACGAAAAGCTTAGTTATAAGATAACAAGGTATGGAGGGTATAATATTATTGTATTGGATTGAATGAGTAATCAATGGTTTGGAAATAAAAAATGGTAGACTAGAAAACTAGCTACCATTAGAATAGATGGATTTGGATCAGATTGGTTAGTCAGTAGGCTTGAAAAGATCTTCAAGGATTTTCTTACACATAGTTAGTTTTAAATGTTCAGGTAAAGAAATCTTATCAAGGTAAGTAAGGAAAAGTTGTTTCTCATCTAAGGTTGAGAACTCTGCTTCAGGAATATCCATTTTGACATCATCCATTTCAATCTTTGAATAGTTAACATCAACTTGAAGTGGATCCAATGATTTGACCTTAGTAAGAAAATCTAGAATATCCATTTCTGAATACTCCTTAGTAAAATAGATTTTTAGTATGTTTCCTTTAACTAGAGATTCATCAAGTTCCATATCAAAAATATGGATAAACTTCGGAGCATCTTTAAATTCAACAAATTCCAATTCTAATGTCTCATCATCAAAAATCTGAAATCCTCTAGCAGCATTAACATCATTGAAGTTATGTCCATACATGTTTCCGATGTAGACAATGTTTCCTTTTCTTGATTGAGTATGATAGTGACCAGAAAGAACAATATCAAAATCTTTAAAGTTAGAAGCCTCTTCACCTTTGAATGAAGTAGTGTTGTCATTCATCTTAAAATCTTTGATATCAAAATGTCCCATTAGAAGTGGACACTTCAAAGATTTATAATCATTGGACCACGGACAGAGTCCGATCTTATCATAGATAATAGTTGGACTGTTAACAACATGAACATTCTTATACTTATCAATAGTCTGAAGAGAATTTAGTTCATTGGTATTTCTAAAATAAGCATCATGATTACCACATATAACATATGTTTCAAACTCATCTAACATTTCACAGATTATTCTTGCTGAATCAATAGCTTTAACTGAAAGTTCTTTCTTATCATGATAAAAATCGCCCAAAAATAAAATTGACTTTATATTTCTGCGTCTTGCTTCAGTAGTAAGAAATTCAACGGCTTTGATTGGAAGTTTCTCCCAATTCTCATTGTTAATATTTAGACCTACATGTAGGTCTGTAAAGATAGCATGTTTCATTTAATCTTCATCCTCACAAATTTCATTGTTAATAACATCTTCCACATCCTCACAAATTTCAATTTCACAATAGTGAGAATAGTTAATAGCACACATAGAATCATCTTCTTGAATGATTTCTTTAAGATCAAATAATCTTTTCTTAGTTCTGGATTTTTTCTTTTCATTCCCTATAAAAGCAATAAAAGCATTTCATGCTATTTGAGTAATATAAGCAAATGGATTATTAGATTTTTCTGGATTGAAGTTTCTTAATCCTTTGATGATAGCTACATGAGCTTCAGACTTCATATCCTCAATGTAAGTGTATCCATTGAAGTTTGGTCTGTGAGAAAGTCCATTTACTATTTTAAGGATGTATCTCCCAAGAGTATCAGAAAACTCATTGGTGTTGTGAAGTTTTTCTATTTCAATAAGAAGATCTTTATTCTTTACATAATAATTGATTTTAGATTTAGGCTGCTCCATTGGCTGTGTGTTCATAAAAAAGTTCCCCCGTTTCAAATTTGATTAAATCTAAAACAGAGGAACTATATTGTAAACAAATTGTGTTTAATCTTTTTTGTGTAATTCATAATCCTCACAAATCAAATCTAAAAGCTTCTTCAAGTTCAATGAATCACCATCTTCATTACGAATAACTTCTTTTAGTTCACAAACGTCCTGAACTCTAAAATTATCTATTATTTTGTTCAAAAGATCGATTTGCTCTTTCTGCTTTAAACTTATCTCATCTGTAGTTGTAATAACACCAATAAACTTGTCCACAGTAACTAAAAATTCGTCATGTTTTTTATTGATATTTTCTATATGTTGATTTATCTGTTTAACATCGCCTTCTAATATTTCTTCTAATGCAAAATATTTGTTGTATATTCTAACAAGAAATATAATAGCTGCTAAAGATAACAAAGATACTGTTTTTCAGACTTCTATGCTGAATGGTAGAGTTAAAAAAAATTCTATCATGACCTATCTCCTTAGTATTTTAAATCCATCACCTCCTATTTTAATACGTCTACACGGATTAAAAATGTATTTGAATTTCCAAGTTCCTTTCTCTGTACTATAATTCTTGATCTATGTGGAACTTTTAATATCAAAGATTTACCAAACTCATTGTTGATATATACTTCATCCACATTTTCAAAAGTTTTGTCTAACACTATATCTGAATAATTTACTTCTTCTGATTTGTAAAACAGTAAGTTCGCCACAAAAAGAATTCCAACAACGCAAACCATTATATAATGTAGATTTGAAATTAGTTTATGAAAGAGTTTTCCAAGTCTACCTCTAGTATATTGCATAAGAGCCATCAACCTCTTCAATTATTTTGTTGTAGACTCACTTGAATGCTAGATCGTCCAACCTTTTAATATTTATTAAAAACAAATTTGAAGATTTAAGTATGACACTTTGAAATATATTGTTTTCAATATAACTAACAAACATTGCTGATACATCACTACCCATTTTATAAAAATCTGGTGAAAGAACTAACGATATTCCTTTCTTGGAATAGTAACAATTTTCACAAAGCTCCAAATGCTTTTTGTTATACTTTAACAAATCTGGAAGAAGGCTCTTCTTTGTTTTTACTATATTATAGTCATCATTAGCTAAGGTTTGAAAGGCATATATGATAACGCCTTTCTTTTCTTTTTGAAGACTTGAAAGAGTACTTCTAAGTTCTGATGTTTTTGAAATAGTTATTATCTCACTTAAGAAAGAACTATGTTTTTTAATCTCTTTCTTATAATTCTGAGCAAGGTAGAATGATGTTGTGTTGGTATCAGTTAAAATTCAAAACTTATATGGATAAAATTCAATCTTAGAAATCATCTTGAAAATTTTATCAAGCGCCAAATATTCTTCTATTCCACAAAATTGTAGGCCATCCATATCTTCAGATACCAAATATTCGTTAAATGGTTTATTAAGCCCTGAGAAGAATACTTTATGTGTTTTTGAAAATGGAATTCCCACATTCTTAAAAGCAGTATCATCCACCGTGAATATATGATCAGGATTAAACGCTTTAATGTCATCTATAACTTTTTTAGCAATATATTCTATTTTGTCTGGTGTAGTGAATGTTATGTCAGTTTTCATGTATCAAACTTGGATGTCCAATTGATATTTAGAATCAAGTTTTGAAAGACCATGTATGATGCCTTGCGTTTGAGGACTTCCACATACATGGTCTATATCATATGAATTAACTATAGCAATCTTTAGAACAGGAAGTAATATACTCTTATCTAAGTCTGATGTAGATACTGGATTTGTAAACACTAAAAAATCAACTACAATGATTAAGGTTATAAAAAAATATTTAAGTCAATACATTAACAAACTTCCTCTTTACATTCTTTTGAAGATTTGAGCAATCTTCATTTTAAGTTTCTTACTAAAGTCCTTAGCCCAATTACCAACAATGGTTTTATTGATCTTCTCTATAGTATCCAAATGTTCCATCTTAGACATATAGTATGGTGGGCTTCAAAAATATCTTCTAATAGCAAAAGCAATATAAGGGTACTTTCTTTTTACAAGTTTCCAAGTAAAATCTAAGTTTTTAGATTTTGAATAGTTAGCAATCCAATCATCTACGAATCTTCTTCTGTCTTGTCTAGGCACATAATTAAGGTTGATGCCCTGAACAAAGCGTCATTCCCGCCCGGAGGTTGGATGTGTTCCAGAAATCTTATTTAAAAACAGAATATGTGGTCTAGGATCTGATTGGAACCCAGTGTAATTGAATGTGTAAAAGTTTCCCGACTTCATGGTTATTTTTCCATGTTTATGTGTTAATGATACTTTTAAAGCCATGTCTTATCTCCCCATGCCAAGTTCTTTCTCTGTAATAAGTTTAAACTCTCACCCTTTCATAACACAATATTTCTTTGCCATTGCTCATTTTCTACAATTGGTTTCCCACGTCTTCTGTTCATATAGAATAGTCTTAGTTCTTTTTCTTTTGTTTGCTACTGGCGGAATTGTTTCTTTAAATGGTTTTATCTCAATCATATAAGTTTTTGTTCCTCCAGATGGAGTTAGACACTGGAAAATCACATCTGGATAATACTTTCTTTGTTTGCCAGTATAATCTATATAGGGCACCGCCAACGGTTCAGAGGCCCATTTTAAAACATTCTGATTAGAATCAAGTCAGCGGTAGAAAGTTCATTCATAAGAAGATCTAGATACTATTTTGTTAACATCTCCAGTATATTTCTCAGGATTCATTGGCTTATATAAGTTATGCCTTTTTGGATCATATTGATTATTCATGTAACTCATATAACTATTTATAGCAAAAAAGGATCTACCTTTCGATAGATCCTTTTAACTTTAGCTATTAAACTAATTTCTTAGGAAGTCATCTTCTTAATGCCTTCACTGGTGTTGAAAACTGCTTTTGCTTGACCAGGAGAGAAAGATCCTTCTTTCTCATAATAATCTAGAATTCCTTTCATAGTGTCAAGAACTTCTTTAGCCTTATCATCTTTGCCTTCCATCTTTTCATAAAACTTAATATTAGCTTTAAGAGTAGCAAGACAGTTTTCAGTGGACCCCTCTTCAAGATATTTAGTGATCTTTTCTACAATCTTCATAGTCACTCCTAGTTGATTCTGCGTGCTATACGCATGCTCTTTGCTCTATGTCTTAGCATAGCAGACTTTTTTGATCTACGTTTCTTAGCACCCCGTTTGGCCATTTTCTTTCTAATCCTACGTTCAGAGGCTGCCATTTTCACGCATTTTCCGCCCATTGCTTTGAACCCTTTTTTACATATTAACTTTCGTACAATTTTGCCCTTACGAACAACTCTTTTCTTAAGAGCTTCATCGATTTCTTCTTCCTCAGAATCATCATCTTCATACTCAATATCCATTTCAGTGATGAATTCAAGAAGGTCATCGAGTCTTTCGGCTTGTTCCTCAGAAAGGGTTTCTAAATCTAAAGAGTCAATGAAATCAAAAAGTAATTCGTTAAGTTCCTCAAGATATTCTTCTTCATCTAAATATTCTTCGAATAACATTTAATTGCCCTCTAATTTTTTAATTTGCATATTAAGCATATGAAGTTCTTGACTTAAAGATGAAATTTCAGAAGATAATTTAATTTCTCTATCCCCCTGAACACCTTTACTATTACCTTTCATTTTTCTGCGTTCTTTAGCTAAACTTAGTGCATCTTTTTTGGATTCAATTTTCTTTTCTAGTGAGGCTTTCTTTTTATTTAATTTAGCTAATGGATCTACTGCTTCATCAAGATCTTCGTCTTCATCTTCGTCTTCATCTTCATCTTCGTCTTCATCAACATGATCATCTTCTTTGTCCCATTCCTTTTCGATTTCAGAATAGAACTTTTTCTTGTCTTCTTTACTTAATTCATCGGGCTCTTTAACTCCATACTCTTTAAGTTTTTTCTTAAAGAATTTTTCATATTCAGAATCTTTTTCCTCAGTAAACATTTCAATTTTTTCTAATAGTGTTTTCATTTAGTACTCCGTAAATTTCGTTCTTATAGACTATTTATAAATTATGAAGAAGAGGAAGCTGAAAATCTCTCGTTCGTCATTTCGCAGATTGGCCCGCGTGCTCTCTTTCCACTCATCTTTAGATGTCCATATCTCTTATCACCTTGGAAAGCTCTCACAATCCAATTCAAAGCATTGTTCTCTTTAGATAGATGATGATTGTCAATCTGATTCAAATCACCAGTAGCAATGAATTTTACATTCTCACCACATCTACTTGTTAAAGTTCTAAGTTCTGTTTTGGACATATTTTGAAGTTCGTCGACGATGACTACCGCATTTTCGAGAGTGACACCGCGGAGGAAGTTTAAAGGCATCAACTCAATAACTCTTGAATTAAATTCAAGATTGTTAACTTGAGCATTAGGGTCAATGAACAACTTGTTAGCTGGTCTGATCTCATGAAGTTTCAAAAGTAGATCTCTCATATGCCTGATCAGTGGGCTGAACTTTTCATCTACATCTCCAGGTCTAAAGCCAAGTTCCTCAGTGGCCTCAACATTTGAAGTAGTGATGTAAATTTTCTTATGTTTCTTTTCTTGTAGAACCAAATGAAGAGCACATGCTAATGCTACTAAGCTCTTTCCACATCCTGCATTTCCCATTACTGAAGTTACTAAAACATTATCATCAAGCAATAGTTGCATAAGTGCTCTTTGGTAAACGTCCCATGCTTTGATCTTTCAAGATTCCATTATTTCTGGAACTTCAGTAACCTTTTTATCTTTTCCAGAATAATACATCAACTTCTTTGTTTCTGAAAAGTGAAATGAGTTTGGCCATTTGCTAAAATCTTCTACTTTTCCATCTTTAGTATATAGTTCAACAAACCCCGTATACTTTTCGGAATCCACTAGGAAAGGATTAGATGCTTTATACTCTTCAACATTGATTCCTTTTTTCTCCGCTTTCAATCTGAATAATCTATCATTAGTAACAAATGTATATTTTTCACTATCTCGAAGTGTTAAAATTTCCTTTAAAATTTTGTTATCGGGCTTATCTGCATAATCTAGAGTATCTAAAATTTGAATATAATCTTTGTGTTTCTCAAGTTCATCTAATACTCTTAGAACTTGTGGTCTTTTCGAAGCGTTTTTCTTGAGCCCATCTAATTCATCTATTACTGTTTTTGGAATATAAATTTCATTTTCTATGCCATTTCTAAGAGTTTCAATGGACAACGGATCATCAATTAATACGTTCGTATCCAGGATATACTTTTTCTTCAAGCGTTACCTCTTTAATTTTAATAAATAGTTTTGCTGGTGAAATTAAACTTAAATTAGGTTTCACCTCCTTAGTGAATTATATAAACTATTTATCAAAAGGAGACTGTTCTCATATTCAAAAAGTTGTAGAGTTTGTATTAAAAAACTATAAATAGATATAACAATCTAAAGGACAGGAATTTGCTACTCTTGACCACAATCAACCTCTGTGGTCTAACTTTAGATTAATTTAAATTTAGAGGTTGAATATGAAGATTTGTTGAGATGAATTAGAGAAGTACAAAGTTTGATATAGTATCAAAACATGTACTTTTCGTGTTTTTAAAGGAAGTCAATGAAAATCATATGTTTATCATGAAAAGTGCTTAAACTGTGGGGAACCATTTCTAAATCCAAAATCTCAAGATAGATTTTGTTGTGGAAGTTGCGCTAATAGTTACACTAATATAAAACTTGGTCGCACATGGAATCATGAAAAATCTAAAGAAACCAAACTAAAGAAATATGGTAATGAAAATTATGTCAATAGTGAAAAAATTTCTCAAACAAAGTTAAATCATTCAGAAGAAAAGAAGCAAGAAATTCAATCAAAGAAAGAAGAGACATGATTAAATAATTATGGTGTTGATAATCCAAACAAGTGTAAAGAAGTTAGAGAGAAGATTGAAGAAACAAACTTAGAAAGATATGGTTCTCCTTGCAGTTTGGGAAATAAAGATATTTGACAGAAATCTGTTGAAACTACAAAAGAGATTTATGGCATTAATGATGATTCAATAACCAACATTGCTCAAATTCCGCAAGTAAAAGAAAAGATAGTTGAAACAAATCTGAAGAATCATGGTGTTGAGTGTGTGTTTCTTTTAGACAAATATAGATATTCTATGGGTTCGGTTTCTCCAATTTCTCAAAAATTTTTCTGAGCGCTATATGAAAATTTACCTGATGAATGTAAAGAGCTTTGTTTCTTTCATGAGCTTAATAATGAATTTATGACTTCTTATTGTAATTTTGATTTTAAGGTGGGAAATTGTGTGATTGAATATAATGGAGATCTATGACATGCAAATCCTAAAAAATATAAGGAAGAGGATCTTGTACTATCTTTTTCTTCTAAAAAATTGTTTGCAAAAGATATTTGAAAAAGAGAAGAAAAGAGAAATAACAAAATATATAATGATGGATATAAATTATTAATTATTTGAGATAATCATACTAAAAAATATTGAGATGAAACAATAGATAACTGTTTAGAGTTTGTATTAAAAAACTATAAATAGATATAACAATCTAATGATTCTTAGATTTTAATTTTTGGAGGAATAAAAAATGAGTTTCGGACTTTCCGCGGGGACGTACGTGAGGGAAATTGATTTAAGCACAACCATTCCGGCTGTTGCAACATCTATTGCTGTAAACGTACTAAGAAAAACATACAAAGGACCTGAATACGAACAGTATTTAGTAACAAATACAGATGAACTAATTAGCGCTTTTGGTAAACCAACTGATGCTTCTTTTACTGATATTCTAACTTCTGCTGGATATCTAAAGTATGGTAATGCTCTTTATTGTACAAGAGTAATGCCTCAGGATGCCACATTCGCTGGCACAAAAATTCTAACAGGAACCAATGCAGCTCAAGAAGCTTTAGTTAATTTTACCTTTGAGGCTACTGGAACTGTAGAAGGAACAGAAGATGATGGCCCTTATGACTATGTTTCATTAGGAACAACCGATCTTAAAATGTTTCCTGAAATGGTAGATACTCTAATGGGTGATGATGATCCTCTTTGGATTATGGCGAAGTATCGTGGTGAATTTGGTAATAACTCTAGAGTTCTAGTTTATGATAAAGCAACTTATGATGCTGTCAAATATTTTGACACTCAAACAGAAACTTTTGACATTCCTTCTGGAGTAACGTTATCTGCTGCTGCTACTGCTGCAGTAACAACAATGTGGGCCGACTATGAAGCCAATCCAGATTTTGGAACTTCTGGCTATCAGGATGATCTTCCCTTTGCTGTAATTCGTGATCTTGATACTCCAATGACTGATGAAAAACAGTTTGTTGTAATGGTTCAAGCAAAAGATCAGGGAACCACAATGTGGGAAGACAAAGAAGTCTTTATTGTCTCTTCTGATGAAACTTCTATTGATGACTCCGGTGTTTCCAACTTTGTTGAAACAGTAATCAATGAGCAGTCTAAGTATATTCAAGTTGCTTTAAATCCAACATTTAAAACTTCTTCAGAATTTGAAGCTCCTAGTATTGCTGCTATTATGACAAGACTAGTTGCTCTTACTGGTGGTAAAAATGGGCTCTTTGGAAGACATGCTTCTGTTAGTATTCAAGAAGGTGAAGATGCTGCTTGTATTGAAGCTTATAATCTTTATGCCAATGCAGAAGAAATTGATGTTAACCTCTTTATTGAATCAGATAAGGGAGTTACTGTTAAAGATCATCTGATTGAGCTTTGCCAAGTTATTCGAAGCGATTCCTTTGCTATTCTTGACGTTCTCAGAAGTCATGTTCTAAACAACAAAGGATCTGAAGCCCTAGACATGGTAAAATGGAGAAAGGGACAGGGTGGATCTACTTTTAATCCAAATACTTCATATGCGGCTATCTATGGAAACTGGATTGAAGTATTTGATACTTGGAACAAGAAATATCGTTGGATTCCATCTTCTGGACATATGGCTGGTCTATATGCTCATACTGATGATGTAGCTGATGCTTGGTGAGCTCCTGCTGGATTGAACAGAGCAGTTCTTACTGGGGTACGTAGGCTTGCCTTTAACCCTACTGAAGGAAATAGAGACGTAATGTACGTTGCAGGAATTAATCCTATTGTTTCTTTTAGTGGTCAAGGTAAAGTAGTATGGGGACAGAAGACATTACTTGATAAGCAGAGTGCTTTTAATAGAATCAATGTACGTAGATTGTTTCTTGTATTGGAGAAATCGATTGCTAAAAGTGCAAAATATTTTCTTTTCGAGATGTCGGATGAAGTTACGTGAATGTTGTTAACAAACATGATCACTCCGTTCTTACGTGATGTACAAGGTCGAAGAGGCATTTATGCATTCAGGGTACAGATTGATGAAACAACTAATACACCAGAACGTATTGATCGCAACGAATTGCATGGGAGCATATATATAGCTCCGGCAAGGGCTGCTGAGTTTATCCGTTTGAACTTTATTGCCACAAAAACTGGCGCAGACTTTGATGAATTAATTGGATCAGGTGTAGTGTAAGGCATTAAAATAATTAACTTTATTTAAAAGGGACTTCGGTCCCTTTCTTTGTTTACAAACTATAATTTTTGTTTTATATAAATAAAATTAGTAGAAGGACAGTGGATTGCAAGCCATTGATAGACGCCTCTCCGTCTATCTAACTTCTATTAAAATAAATCTAGAGAGGAAGATATATGAAAGAACTACAAAAGTGAATTAGGGAAAATTGTCTCAACTCCAAAGGAACATTAGATAGTAATTTTACAGCAAATAATGGAATTAAAATATTAAAATTAAATTCAGATATTTATTATAAGATTATTACTGTAACATCTCATCTTGAAGAAATCTACCAAGATTTTACATTTCTTAAACGTCTTCATTTTATTCTTGACACGCAATGGCATATAAAAAAGTGAATTAAAAAGGAATCTTTCTATTTAAATAATTTAAAAATTTGAATAGAAGAGGTTTTATTAGATTGCAATAAAACACTAAAACAAGCCTTTCTTAGAGAAAATCATATTCGTATCAAAAATAGATTTCCTACATTATATAGTAAATGCTTTGAAGTAACAGATTTTCTACCAAATGAAACACCATTAATCCAAAGATTATGGCATATCTATAATGAAAAAAGAGAAATTCCAGTATGTGAATATTGTGGGAAGAATCAATGCTCATTTAAACTTTTCAATTTAGGATATAATAGATTTTGTTCTTGTTCTTGTTCTTCTTCTGGGTCAATAGATAAAAGTAAGAAAACAAAAATTGAAAGATATTCTGATGAAAACTATAATAATAGAGATAAAGCAGAAGAAACATATTTTAAAAAAACTGGGTATTGCTATCCTCAACAAAACCCAAAAATAAAGAAACAAACTAAAAAAACTAAATTAGAAAAATATGGCGATGAAAATTATAATAATAGAGAAAAAATTGAAAACACAAATTTAGAAAGATATGGTGTAAAGAATATATTTTTGCTACCTGAAACACAAGAAAAAATTAGACAAAATTATTTTATTGAAACAGGCTATTATAGCCCATTAGCCAATCCTGAAGTTAGGGAAAAGGGTAAGCAATATTATATTGATAATTTTGGCGTAACACACAACATGCATATTGGCGATGTTGCAGATCGATGTAAGAACGGTTACAAAAATTCTTGGCATGAGTACACCCTTCCCTCTGGTGAAGTAATCAAACTTCAAGGATTTGAACCCAAGGCATTTGATTTGTTATTAGAAGAGTACGACGAAGATGAAATCCTTTATAGAAGAACTGATATGCCCAAATTATTCTATGTTGATAAAGATAACAAACAACATCGCTACTACCCAGATTTTTATATTCCTAAAGATAATCTTCTGGTTGAGGTAAAATCAACCTATACCTATGAAGCATCTTTAGAAGTAAATTTGCTAAAAGAGAAGATATCTAAAGAACATGGTTTTAACTATAGATGAATGATTCTATAAAATAACTTTCTTCGTTTAAAAGGGTTATACTTAAATTAACAAAAATAAGTATAACCCTTTTTGTTTTTTCTATTTACATCTTCTCATAATAATTATATCTCTTAATCAAAGGAGAATAATTATGTATTTTAACTATGATTTTAAAACAACAGATGAGTTTCTAACTGAATCTAATTTAGAATCTTTTCTTAGAGATTTTGTAAAAGATACAGAAATTGTGAGAGATAAGAAAGTTCCTGGATCTCGTATTCTAAATAGACCAGATTTTAGAATTGAAGAATTAAAGCTTATTTTGGAATTTAATGGAAAATTTCATTACACAACTGCTAAAACTATTATGTCGGATACACTCAAAAAGAGTATCTATACTAGTATGGGATATAGAATCATTTCTATCCCATATTGGATTCAAATGAAAGCAGAAGTTATTCGTCATATCTTTGGTCAGTATGAGCAATTTGATAAGAATAAATTCATCTTTAGAGATTTTAATAATTATAATCATGGATTTAATTCAGAAAAGTGCCCGCTTCCATGTGACTATTGCGAACTTGGAATACAGATTTATCAAGAAGATTATTTGTATTGGAATTCTGTTATTGATAAACTTTATAAGTATGTAGACTATTCTTTATTAGATAGAATCTTATATGAAGATAGTTTCTATAAAGTAGCAAGTAAATCCGTTTTACCATATTTTAAAGACTTTTATGACAATAATGGTTATGGATTTGGGTATGAATTTAAGAAGGAGAATTTTCCTATAATAGGATGCGAGTTAGATTTATTTTGGGAATAAAAAAGGGACCGAAGTCCCTTTCAAATTGTTAATAAAATCAATAACTTATGGCATTCCGACGATTTGGGCTCTCATATAGTAGTTAGAACTTCCAAAAATGTTACTATGGAGTCCATAACGTGAAAGCAAACCAACGCTGGGATTAAACGAATTTTCAAACGTCGCCCTCGAAAGCATGAGTTGCACGTACGGGCAATACACGATCCCGGCGTCCATACCTGAGGCTGAATTACCTTTGTAGCCAATGGTTAGTTCATCAACTGTAGCGAAAGTATCACGGATAACTTTCATGCGGCCATCAAGTGTACCAATGATCTCTACAGAAGTATTACCAGTGTTTAGATTACCATTTACAGGAGCAATAGTAA